ATTAAAGATTCTGTTCAAGATGAAATAGCAGATGCAATAATTATAATTTTAGACTTTAGTCATAAGTTTAATATTGACTTAGATTTTCACATCAAAGCTAAATTAAATTATAACGCCTCACGCGCATATAAACACGGCAAACAATACTAACATGACAAGACAGGAAAAACATCGCTTAAAACGAAAATTAGAATACTTTAAAGGCTATTATGATGCATTGCTTTGGGTACAGAATGAACAGCCTTATGATGATGATGTTGAAGAAAAATGCGATTATGTTTTTGACAAAATAAATGATATTCAAAAAAGCCTTAAAAATGAAAACGATGACATCTGAAGAAAAAAAAGCCGCTCTAATTGAAAAAATAGGCGAACAAAAAGTTAATGAACTAACTCAAAACATTTGGTTACTTATTGGCGCATTGCATACAGCTAAATTTGCTATTGCACAATTTGAACCGCAAAAAATGAAATTTGAAATGAAAAGCCGTTTTAACAATTTAGGAACGGCAATAAATTCTTTTATCAATAACTTTGAAAAATCAGCATCGCCTGAAGATCGCGAAATGTTAACCGCTGTTAGCTTTGATAATGTCGCTGGCATTGCTGAATTGATTGCAATGGCTGTATTGTTACCACCTAATCAAATAGATTGGTATATTGAAGAATGTAAAAAACTTACTTTTGTAGCTATTAACCGCGAAAATTCATGAATTGTGTAGTTGAAGCTGTTAATAAGCTATTCAATTTTGATGTTAGTAAATTTCCTGACCGCGAAGTAGGTTATGCAATGTGTGACATACAGCGCATGATACCAGCTGAATTTTCTGTATGGATTGTTTACGCTAATCACACTAAATGCATTAACTTTGACCTACTTAAACAGCTGCCTAAATCAGAAAATTATATACCGCTATTTTTGTTTAAATCTATAATGTCAAGTAGGTATAAAATGCATTGTGAATTTGCATTATATGACCGCAACACAGTCAATATAGACGGCAAAGAATACGATGCTGATGAATACTTTAAACAAAACAAAATAATTCAAGTAGCGGCAATTATTAAATACGAAACACATGAAATGCTAAGTATATTAAAATGAAACAGCCCGATATTACTCAGGCTGTAAACACATGAAAACTAAAAAAACCAAAACAAAACAGACTATTTCTTTTTATTAAACATATCTTTAGGATTTGGTATAAATCCTTTGAAGTAACCTATAATATCAACACCAGTTGTTTGACTGACATTTTCCCAAATAGATTTTAACTCAATACCGCAAATAAATAATGCTATATAATAAGATAGCGTAAAATCTAAGTCAAACATCCAGGTAAAAACCTGACTTGAAACAATCGCTAAAGAATAATCATTTAGCTTTGATATTGACCTTCTAAAACCTTTTGAATGTATTTTTTCGCCTAATGATTTAGCTTTGCGAACGCCTGTTATTAGGTCAACAGTTAGTAAAAAAGTAAGTCCAATAATTAGCGGTTTTAAAATACACAGTTGTTCTTTAATTTGTGGCATCAGCTGTGCAAAATAATTCAGGGAATCGGCAGTAATAGTCAGGGAATCCATTAGTAAATTTTAATATAACGTGAAAGAATGACAGCCGTAGGTGTGCAAATAAAAATTGACCACCACGGTAACATGACAAAAATCACAAAAAAAAGTGATATTATCAAGCTAATCCACGTAGAAAAACAAATTGGACATGCACCAGCCATGCTCCAAGGGTTATTTTTCATATTATTTTCTACATTTTTGTAAACTTTGTCTACTTCTTCTAAGAATTCCTTATAAATAACTTCTGATTCTTCAGCTGTTTTTCCTTCAAATTGCTTAACTAAATACTGATCGCGTTTAGCTTTCCAATCTAAATAATTATTCCATACGCGTTTTTTTTCTTTGTGTTCAAAGTCAAGATACTTATTTGAAATAAACTTGCCATAAGCTGAAAAAATACGCCCTGTATAAAATTCACCTTGAATAGGTGAACCAATGCAATAATGCAAAAACTTAATTGCAAAGGCTGTAAATATTGTTAGTGTTATAAGTGATAGCATATTATACAGCGTATTGAGCTAACCAAATATTTACCATATCGGGAATATCGGCATCATCCCAAGTGTCGGTATAAGGCATATCCTCAGCACGTACACCAAACTCGGCGGATGTAGTTGTAAGAATTATAAATACAGATAATAATTTGTCAATTGCTTTGTCACCTATCGTATTAAGGTTTATGTTAATTGCAGGGTCTGTGATTTCTACTTGAAATTGTGGAAACTTGTATGTCATTTTATTATTTTTTTATGTTATGAAAGTGTTGTTCCTGTAACTGTGAAAGTGCGGCAGGGGATGTATTGAATACTTGGGTCAAATTGACCTGCTGATACAAATTGACCGTCAAGATTTCTATATATATAAGCATTGCCAGTTGCTATTAATCTGTTTGAAGTCCAAAATTGAAAACTTAAAGTTAAATTAAATGGAGCAAACTGCAATAAATTAGATGAAAAATTATAGTTAACAATATTCATCAATTCTTTTATATTTGTTAACCTCCACCCTGTTGTAAATGGTGCAATACTTACAGCTAAAGCGCCTGAAACCGCAGCGCTCCAAGTTACTGCGCTTCCATTATTTGTCCTTCTATACCCTAAAACTGTACTACCATTATAAGTACTCCAATCAATAACAATATTTTTAGTGTATGTTTGTGTCCCAAGTTCATCAGTAAATCTGTTAGTATTGCCAAAAGGGTTATTTTCAGCAAGAACTGAAAAACTTACACTTCTACCAGCTTGCAAATTCCCATCGTCACCTGTTTGATAAGACGTTGTACATCCCGTTTTCATTAGCTGTGCCGTTGTTCTACTTACCGCAGTTGCAACAGCTTTAATATAATTTCCTATCATAAATTATGCTTTTGTAATGTTAAGATTTGTAACCCCTGCAACCGATGCCGTTACAGTAATTTTACTACCTACTGCAATAGTGTTAGTCAAAGTATAGGCAGCACCATCGTCCAAAATTGTAATAGTCGGAGCGTTTTTAATATTTGTAGTTGTATTTATTTTTAGGTCGTATGGAGCGTAAAAATCAACCGTTAAGGCATCCATAAGCTCAACCGTATAAACAATACCTTGCCATTCAATTTGACTTCCTGTGCTTTGTAAATAATCGCCAAAGTTGCCAAAATTACCAGAACTATCTGTTATCTGTGCAACATTCAATAAATCATTGCCATTCATATCAATATCATTAGCACCTGCTGAATTTCCAGCAGCTAATACGGTAGCTAAATCACTAACACCGCCACCGCTAACTACAAAAAAAAAATCACTTGCTAACAATGCAGCAAGGTCAGCACAATCACCTGTAAATGGTATTGCAGCGGCTGGCACTACTTGTGTATTAGCAACGGTTGCAGGGTCAAAATATTCAACGCTTCCATTATCTTGTTCTACTTTAACAGAACCATTTGCATTGCATTCTATTTCTACAATGTCAGGATTTAAACTGTTTATAAAATCGCCCGATGTTGAATCGTAAATAGCTACATTGCCATTTGCAAGTTTTACTATGTTTATCATAATTTATAAGTTTAATGTATTATTTGATAATCCTACTTTAGTGCTAAATTCAATGCAATCATATTCTATGCCGTTAACAGAAACATTAACAACAACGCCGTTAGGGTCAATTATTTGCCCTTTGTATGTATAACTTTCATTTAAGTTTGTCATTGTAAAAATAACCGTTTCGGTATCTAAAACATCAACGCTATAATAAATTGTAATTCTGCCAAAATCTAACTGCAAAACCCAAACACCAGCTGTTAAAGCATCTGCAATAATACCTGTATTAAATACAGCATCACAACTATTTATGCAGCCCAAATTTAACGTATTTTCACAACAATTACAACAAGCCATATATATAAAGTTTCAAGTTTTCTAAAAAAACGGGGCTATTTATTCCAAGCCCCGAAACACCCCAAGGTAGCGAAATTTGGCGGCATTGTGATTCTTAACATATCTTGAACGGTTTACACTTTTCAGTTAATGAAAAATCATAACGCAATTCAAAATCTATACTTACTATTTGCATTAAACTTTGCAATGTCTTTGCATCTTTGCCTGTTTCATTAGCATATACAACCCACGGCAATATTTCATTAGAAACAGGAAATAAGCGCGGATTAACAACTGAATAATCATAATTTATAGCCTTTAAATTCGCACCGTAAAGCGCAAACTTAACGCTATCTAATAACATTCGCGGATCAGCACAAAGATGCCAAAATACTAATTTAAATGGAACACGCACATCAAGTTCGATACCACAACTTCCCCTCTTTGTATTTCCCGCTTTTCGAGATTCGGAACTAATACCATTAACACGGATATAATAGCTCGTTCCCGAGGTGTCTGAGATGCCCACATAGTTACGATGTCCATTTTGCGTAACATTTAACGTTACAACCTGACTATCTATGTCTTTGACTGCAATACCTTGACCATTAACATTAACGTTAACAGTAGCCATTTGCGCGTCAATTTGTTTAATTAGTTCGGTTATTATATTTTGTGTTACGTACATTATAAATAATTATCTATTTCTTCAAGTATTGCTAATAGTTCATTTCGCGATGCTATTTCACCTTGTTCACGTTCAGCATCAGAAACTGTTGAAATATCTTTAGCAAAACGTTCTTCATTAAATTCCATTATATCAGCTAAAGAATCATTAGTATAAGTTACAATGCTTTCAGTACCGCTTTCAACAACTTTAATGCTTTGAAATAATGAACCGCTAAAATTCAGATCTACTTTGTCGGATTGCCTACCTGTTAAATTACGCAATTCAGCATATCCTTTAGTTAAATATTTAGTTTTGTGCGGATTGCCATTTTTAAAAACCGTATTACCATTTTTACCTTCAGGCTTTATGCCCGATGCTGATACTGTTGTTAAGCTAAGCGGATTTATATAAAACGGATTAACACTATAAGTTCCTATTTCGCTTCCATTTGAATCTAAACCATCAAAAAAAATCCTTTGCTTATATTCTGAAATGACTTGAAATGCGGCAGCCTGTGATATTCTACGCGCTGTATTATCGTTGGTAATAACCTCTGAAAGTATTTTAAGTCTTGCTATTGCATTCATTAACCTGGAAACATTGGATACATTCTTAAACGCGGTTCACATCTATAACAAAAACGGTCAGTTTCTAATATCTGAATTATATTATCAATTTCATTATCTAAAGCTTCAATGCTGGCATTTTCCCATTCAGTTATTTTAATATTTGCCCACTCATTGCCGTGTGTCTTAATCAAATTTAATCGATTGTTAGGCGAAACCCATTCTTTAAGAATTTGCACACCTGTTTGATATAAAATTGTCATGCCTAAACGGTCTAAAAACTGACAAATAATATCAGTATCAACACAATCAACACGTACACACGCGCCTAAATAACCAGCAGGCACAGCATTAACACCATTCCAACCTTCAACATTTAAAACCATATCGCCGCAAGGTATGCAATTATATGCTTTATTGCATGAATATAAATAAGGTTCTACATTAGTATTATCAATAGTTATAAGAATTATATCTTCATTAAATGATTTTTTAATTGATACTGTCATTTCAGTATCAGCTATCATACTAACAGCTTGCTGATATAAAATATTTCCTATGTAATCGGTAACAAATAATGTTGAATTTGCATTAACAACACTTTTAAAACGTACTGAATCAACATAAATACGGCTTTGTGCGCTGTTAATCCATTTTTTAGATACTTTTATACCGCGATTTATTGCAACAGGCATATCAGTTATATTACTAACAGCACAAACAGAATATAAATTACCTATTGTATTTAATTTTATGCCACGTGCATTTAAAACAGCCTTTAAACGCTTTTCAACTATATCAGCTGCAAAATACATCTTTTCGCGAACTGTTGCCGTTGCTGATACCAATGCTTCACTACTAACAGCTGCTACATTATTTATAGTTAATCCTTCAAGATTTTCTAAATAATAACCGCTTGTTGGTACTGTATCTTCAGGATAACAGCCGTTAAGTGATATAATATAATTATCTAAGCAATTAGGTGTGTTAAGATTCAGCATCTATTTCAGATTGTTTTTTGCGACCGCGTTTTTTTGGTTGTTCTTCAATAATAGTTTCTTCTATTTTTTCTTCAATTAGTTCTTCAATAACAACAGCTTCAATTTTTTTTGTCGGTATTGATAACATTCCTTCTGAATATAAAACTTCTTTAGGAAAATCTTGCTGTTTCATTGCTTTTTCAACAGCTTTGTTTACTATTACAGATCCAATTGTTTTTTTCTTATTGATATAATCAAAAAGATAAACTACATTATCATTATCTGTTCTTTGAATGCTAACAGCATTGTAATATTTGCGAATAATCGCAATTGCTTCGTTAATTTTTTTAAGTGTTTCCATGTTTTTTTAATTAAAAAGGGGCGGCGAACCGCCCCAATAATACATTTTATTAATTTGCAGGTGGAACAACAATTACTTCGTCACAACCATCAGCAGAATCGCAGAATACAGCATCAGTTTTAGTTGGTGTTCCAACTTCACCACATGCAGGTTCGATGTCGCAATATCCTGTATCAGCACACACAACTTCGTATTTGAACACATCAAGAACGCCATCAAAGTAGCAATCCTCAACAGCCCAACACTTAGGCATACCAACTACAGCCCAGTTAGTTACAAATTGAATGAACAATTGAATTTCATCTTCGCACTTAACGTAAGACATAATTACATCATGTTCAAGACCTAACCAAGGGTCAACTACAGTTGTACGCATTTGGTCTTCAAACTCATAAGTGAACTGACCTTTGTTCTTAGTGTATGTAACAAGTTGAAGCGCACCAGGTGCCATTGCAATAATCTGATTAGGATTACCTAAAGCAGCAGGTAGGTTAGTATCGTAGTAAATTGAACGTGTAATTTCAAGCAATGAAGCATCAAAACCATTATCGTTACCAGCTGCAATTTGGCGTGCTTTGCGATATTGGTCAAGTAAAGTACCACCAACTAAAACGAACATTTGTTCAATTTCAGCTTGTTTACGGTCGCTGTCAAGAATTGATTCACCAACAGGATTGATACCTAAACCTGAAGCAAGAAACAAAGGCAAAGACTTAGATGTAACAGCAGGGTCAGCACAATCGCACTTTACAAAGTTACCAATAAAATCGCCTGTACCTACAACAGTTGCAACTTCTTTACCAAGTTTGTTAATGTGGTTTCTTAGTACCTCGTTAACATAGCTGTTTTGATAATCAGCACGACCTTCTTTAATACAACGAATTAACTCATCATCAATCTGAATTTTAGAAGAAGCTGTTTTATTTGTAATTTCAACTTCATCGTAAAGAGGTTTTACAATACCGCCTGAAGTAGGACAATATTCAACATCGTTAGTAAGTGATTGAGTTAAACGCGGGAAAAATCTACGTGCAACTTTGTAAACTTTACCGTTCCCTTGATCAACAGCTTGAACGTTGCCGAGTTTAACCTGTGAAGCGGCTTTATTTGCGCTGCTAACAAGCAATTGCAAAAGACCGATGTTTGGAGATGGCATAGAACGCATGCCGCTGTTGTTATTCAGCGATATGTCTATAATTTTCCATGCATCTGATAATTTTATTGTAGACATTTAATGTAAATTATTAGAATGAAAAAAAGTTTTATTAGGCATTTCCACGTTGCCCTACGTTCTGTTTTTTTCTGTGCCTTAGCACCTATATT